ATCATTTATGGCCCCTGCGGTTCAGAATGCGTGGCAAGTAGAAAAGGGATACATTCCGTGTCGGATCTTTAAGAATATTTCGTATGGGAAAATGGGAATGACAAATTCGCCGAGAGTACAAGAACTGTTTGGAGGTCGGTTGTTGTATCATTCGAATGTTCATGAATTGATGCGGATGGGGGTAGAGTTTGAACAACGGCCGGTCGAAGAAAAGAGAAACATACTGGTTCCATTGATGGAGTATGTACGAGACCACCATACTTATTTGAATAGAGTTGAATTGTTGTTAAGTCGCTTTTGTCGCACATAAGTATATATTAAAATGATGTAATAATATTCCATTTCTCTTCATGGAGTCCACCCCAATTATCAAAGTAAAGATAGATAGACGCAACAAGTGCGTAAGGCAATGGTATAGAATGGTCTATGATATTTTGTATGAAATCTCCACATAAATTATATCGTTTTGATATTGAATCTACCTCTAACGTTTTATTCTGAGGTATATACCTATCTGGATTAAATCGAATGAAATATACAGGCATACCGCCAAGGCTTTGTCCAATATTGACCATACGTGTTTGTTCGCACATACATGTACGATCTTTATGTTGATTTTCATCGCATTCTAGAATGATAATTTTATCATCTAATTCAAATAATCGATCTGGTCGTTCTTTTCCACATGAACCACTATCAATTTGTTTATCAGTTGTTGTTCCATGTAGCCCTCTAAGATCTAAATAACTCATTAACGTTCTCTGTTTCGATAGTATTGCTCGTACAAATGATTCAGGATTACAATGTTCACAAATGCCATTCTCATCTAATAAACAAAGTAATTGGCATGAGCGACATTGTTGTTCAACCATATTGTGATCATCGTCTTCTTTATGTTTATCACAATGTAGTAAACACATATTCTTTCCCCATGTGGCCGATTGTTTACATTTCTTACATCTCGCATTTGAAAATGCGTTCATACCTTTTTCACGATGTAGTGTACAACGTACAACTTGCATTCCAGGTCGTCCATAACGCGCTCGTATAATACAGGTATCTAGTTCACATATTTTGTTAGAAATATCAATCATTCCAGATAATTTATGAGATGCGCATCGTTGCCCTTTTCCACCCTTTATACCATAATTAGGACGAGTTGTACAATCTTCATAATCACATACTTTGTGTGATATATCAATCATATTCGCCAGTTTATGTTGAACACAAAATCGCCCCTTTTTTTCTTCCTTAATATTATAAGTAGGGCGTATAGTACAATCTACGTATTCACATGTTTTATGTTTTACATCAATCATAGTTGGCTCTTTATGTTCGATACAAAATCGACCTTTTTTACTTCCTGGGTGGTTAAATATAGGATTTACAATAATACATCCAGCATATTCACAGAAAGGATTTTTGATATCAATCATCCCAGAAAGTTTATGAGTTGTACAAAATCGTCCTTTTCCACCTGGCATATCATATGATGGTTGTAATTTACATGATTCATATTCACATATTTGGTGTGCTATATCAATCATTCCAGATTTCATATGAAGAGAGCAATAGATGCCTGGTTTGATTCCAGAATAATTAAAGCAAGGATTTTTAACAGTACATCCCCTTTCAGAGCATCGTCTTGAACTACTGTGTTCCATACCCAATTTTTTGTGCTTTGCGCACATGGTTGCTTTTTCACCAGGAATGCCATAGCATGGACGAGTTGTACATCCATTATATTTACAAAGTATATGTCTACGATCAATCATACCCGCTAATTTATGCGATTTACATCGTTTTGGTGATTGTTCTGGATATCCATACGTAGAAACTCCAATACAATCATTATATTCACATATAATGCGTGTAACATTAATCATTATAGATGTTTTATGAGTAGCACAAAAGATAGGAGGTTCTCCTTTTACATTAAAACTTGGTTTTTTATTACAAGATATAGTTTGACATTTTGACATATTGATCTATCTATTTTAAGAAAAAATAGATAGATCAATTTTACTACTTTATATTACAATGTCTTCGTCGCAGGCTGTGATTGACAAATCAACTTCTGACTCGTAATAAGCCGTGAACCAATACACATCGTTTCAAGTTCCTGAAGCAACAACTTCGAAGCGTATGGAAGATTCAAGTGAGAGAAGCTCGTGGTATTTCCGCATCCACGACAGGCCCATATATTTTGCTCTGGATTCGCAATCGCCATCAATCCACAGTCTTTACAGGAGTAACACGAGAAGGAGTCTGAACATTCCATCAACCTCTCTTTCGTAAACTCCGCCATTCCATGCGCTACCACACAATCACGTTCCATCTCCCCGAAGCGCAAACCGCCTTCCCTTGCTCGGCCTTCGGCCGGCTGACGTGTCAACATCACCAGCGGACCCGACGCACGACTGTGCATCTTGTCGGCGGAGCAGTGACGCAAACGCTGATAGTAACATGGGCCAATGAAGATGGACGTCTCCATCATTCGTCCCGTGTACCCGTTGTACATAATTTCATTTCCATAGGGCTCCATGCCATACTGGTCTCGCAACAACCCAGCCAGGTCATCGACGGTCGTATCGCCGAATGGTGTGCCATCGCCGAGGCTTCCGCTCATACAGCCAATCTTGCTCATCAACGTTTCCATGAGCTGCGCAACCGTCATACGCGACGGAATACAATGGGGATTGATGATGATATCAGGAACAATGCCTGATGCGGTCTGAGGCATGTCTTCGGGGTTGAGAATCATGCCCATGGTGCCTTTCTGTCCGTGACGTGAGGAGAACTTGTCGCCAATCTCAGGAATGCGGTCCTGACGCATGCGAATCTTGACGAAGGAGTAGCCCTCGCCGTTTCGGTTCTTGTAAATCTTGTCGACATAACCCTTCTCGTTGTTGCGGGGCATCTTGCTGACATCGCGCGACTTCTTGGCGCCAGCAGGCAGAACCGCACCCGTCGGAACACGGAGCGGAACAACCTTGCCAATGAGGATATCGTCAGGCGTAACATAGGTATCCTTGGGAACGAACCCATCGTCGCCAATCTTTTCGTAGTGTGCGTTTTTCATGTGTTTGGTTTCGGTGGGGTCAGGGTGGCAAAACTTCTCTTCTTCGCCAGAGGACTGATTTTTACGTTCTTCGTCTTTGTAGGTGCGGTAGAAGATGGAGCGGAAGCGGCCGCGATCCAGTGCCGCACGATTAATCATATTAGAATCTTCTTGGTTGTAGCCGGTGTAGGTCATAATCGCTACGACAATGTTCTGTCCCGCAGGCAGAGTTTGTGCGCCATAAAATCGACTCATATAGGTCGACACCATCGGTTGTTCGGGGTAACAGAGGACGTGACTCATCGCGTCAAATCGCTCTCGGAAGTTCAAGGCATAAATGCCCATGGCTTGCTTACCCATCGACGACTGATAGGCATTACGAGGAGATTGATTGTGGTCGGGGAAGGGGATATAGGAGGCAGTAGTACCCAGAATGACACTGGGGTGGATTTCACAATGAGTTGTAGTAGGGTCGGCCACGGCTTTGGCGTAATCCATCGCAATAAACGCATTGTCCGTTTCACCGGCATCAATGTACTCAAACAGGTTCTTACCGCTGGGAGTCTGCCATCGGAGCAGGTAGTTCCACTCCTTAATTTCGCTAATTTGGCGAACGAGTTCGCCCGTCTTGTCTTCCGCGATTTCACGCACCGCAGGCGCATAGTAAATTGGTCGAATCACGCGGCCCGCTTCTGTGCTAATCCATAGCTCCTTGAAGGCATTCTTCCAGACAATGCCAGTGTACAAGTGAAGGACACCCGCACGTTTGGCCTTGCGCAACTTGTCGACTACATCCTGCGTGTCTTCGTTCGGCAGGACTCCAATCCAGGAGCCGTTGAGGAACACGCGGGTACATTCGTGTTTTTGTTCGATGGTGGATTCGCGCAAGGAAATCAGTTTATTCATTCGTTGAATGAAGGCGTAAACGGTGACAGGTGAGCTGAAGATGGTGATGAGCGTTGTTACGGACATGTTCTTCACGACACCTACACCGTGACCTTCTGGTGTTTCGCAGGGGCAGATGTAAGAGTATTGAGAGTTGTGTTGTTTACGGGGGGCAATCAGCTTGCCTGTCTTTTCAATCGGCGTCGAGATACGACGCAAGTGGGAGATGCTAGCGGAAATGTTCATGCGGTTCAGCACTTGAGAGACGCCAACTTTGTTGGGGCCACCAATCTTACCGCAGCCGAAATTGCCTGTCGCCAAGGATGATTTCAAGCACACGTCCATGATGGTTGATTTAATAATCTTGTTGATGTTGTTGATGTTTACGATTTCAGTCCAGTTACCCGTTGCTTTCCAGGACCCGCCATGAATCTCCTTGGACAACGCGGCCTTCATGTCCTTCACCATGCGATTGTTGTAGGTCTTGCGAAACAGGTCAGCAAGAAGGAAACCAGGGATGTCAACACGCTTGTTGGGATAGGCATCTCGGTCATCAGTGGGGATGCGCTTGGTAATGGTCCATAGTACCTTGCGACACATGTGTGCCAAGAAGCACGCCTTCTCATAATTCATCTCGTGACCGCCGATGTGAGGGAACAGCTCCTCTGAGAGAATGTCTTGTACGTTGCTTTGTTTTTGGGATTTGACGGACCAGGTATTGGTATGCTCGCCGAGCCAGGCGAGTGCTTGGTCACGCGTACAAATCGAACTCGCTTCCAGAATCGTCTCAAGCATGATGGGGTCATAGGCCTCTTCGCTACCTGTTCCAAGAATCAACTCGCAGATGTCGCGGTCAGCCAGTACATTCAGGGCACGGAACAAGATAACAACAGGGATGTCGGTCTTGATGCGCGGAACGGTCACACGAATCATCGTAATCAGCTGGTTTTTCGGATGATAGACGACCTTGACCGTATTGGATTTCGGCACCTGGTCATTGTCGGGACCGATACACTTGATTTCAACGACTTCCATCTGCTTGGCAGCAGTACGGCCATTGCGAAAGACGAATGGACGATTCTCGGACATTCGCTCCATTGAAATCATCGCACGCTCACCGCCTTGAATGATGAAGTATCCGCCGACATCTTCCGCGCACTCTCCCAGCTTGGAGGGATGAACATGCTTTTGGTCATGAAGAAGGCAGTACTTCGAGCCGACCATGACGGGGATTTTACCGAGATGGACGTTGGGAAAGATGCGAACGTTGGATTCGCGAATGCTGTTGCGGGTATGGTCGATAAAGGTGGTAGTAACTTTGACGTTCACGTTCAGGGGAGCGGCATAGGTAAGGTTGCGGAGACGGGCATCGTTAGGCATCATAGGATGGATGGCGCCGTTATTTTCAAAGATAGTGGGTTTTCGGATAGAGATTTCTTCAAACTCAAGAGTTACTTCGTATTCATGTTGGACTTTCTTTCCCAGAACAGCAACACCATCGGCAGCAGCGCCCATAAGAGCATTTGCGGCGGTGGTGGAGAGACCGGTGGCGGTAGCCAGCGCGGAACGGGGACCCGCCAATGGAATTTCCGGCGAGCCATACGACGTAATGGGGTTGGACATATGAATGATTTCGGGGATGTCCACTTCGATGAACTGGTTAAAGGACTCAATCTGATGGCTGATAAGTTGTTTTCCATCAGATTGAGTAATAAAGGTCTTGAGAATGTGGCGATAGTCGGGGAGTGAGTTGGCATTCGACATGATTTGGTGCTTACCTGAATTCCCAGACAGGCTCTCCATCAATTTTTAGATATTTATCGCGATCCGAGTTTAAGTTCACACGTATAAGTAAGACAGCGTGATGTCAGTAGAAGGAGATATCAAAGTATTTAATATCACAGGAGCGGCTGCGGCGGAATATTCAGGCGGGGTAAAGAAACGACGTTCAACCCGTAAAAAGGGGGGAGAAGAACCGCCTACTATCAACTTAACAGATGTTAAAAGCGAAGTAAAACCACTGCCCATGGTTATTTCGGTAAATACGAAGCCAGTTAATGTTGCGCCACCCACACCTCCTGTTCCTACCACAATTCATCGAGAAAATGCTCCAAAACCGATTCCGGCAGTGATCCAAGATGGAGGCGATGATAAGAAGATCAAAGTAGAGCTAAAGAAGAAACAGGCAACAAAGAAAGTCCAGCTTCACCCAAAGAAGGAGGAGAAGGCTCCAACTCTAAAGAAGACGGAAACGAGAAAGAAGAATCGTAAGGTCCTGTTGGGTGTTTCGTCGCTTCATCGTCGCATGACACGTGCGAAAAAGATGCATAAGAAAGTCAAGGAGATGCCACTTGACAAGCTGAAAGAGGAGTTATTGAAGAAGAAGTTGATCAAGCCAACTAGTAAGGCTCCTGAGTCCGTTCTGCGTCAAATTGCTACTGATGCGCAGATTGTAGAAGGCAAGGCTCTCTAAACCTAAACCCTGTCTTCGAACACATCATAAATGAAAATCCTGACAGCCGTCGTCAATAATCCAGAATTCATTGAGATTCAATATCATACTCTCAAACGATTCTATCAAGGCGATTACGAGTTTATCGTGTTTAATGATGCGAAGACGTTTTCAGATTACACGAATAGTGGTGATGTAACTCTGAGACAACAGATTGAAGACAAATGTCGATCCCTTCAAATCCAATGTATTTCGATCCCGAATGCGCATCATATTCATCAAGACAATGCGTCGGAGCGATCGGCGGATTCCATGAATTTCATTTTTCGATATCAACAAGAGCACCCTGATCAGTATGTAGTGATCGATAGTGATATGTTTTTGATTCGTGAATGGTCGGCGGAGAAATTCAGTGATTATCATGCGGCCATTGTGCTTCAAAGTAGACAGAATCCAACGTATCATTATCCGTGGAATGGATGGTATTATTTTGACATGTTGAAACTTCAAGATAAGGAACTAGTCCGATGGGAGCGTATTCCTGGGTATTGTGATACGGGTGGCCGAATGAATGACTGGCTCCTGAAACAAATGGATAACTGGCCGATGCCCGATACTGATAAGATTCGATGGACAAACAACGTCTTTTATACGGATAAGTTTTTCTTTATTAAACATTTATATTCATGTACATGGGATCAAGAAGAAGCACCCGATTATATTAAGGAAAATTCGAAGCTACTCGATTTTTTGACGAATGATCCGAGAAATGTAAATGGCAAGTTTTTCTGTGAACTGTATGATAATGCGTTTCTTCATTATCGCGCAGGCGGTAATTGGCGTCAGGAAGGTCTGGCGTTTCATCAACAGATTACCAAGAAATTAAAATCAGTATTAGTAGGGGATGAATAGTCTACAACCATATGTAGCTCCAACATCAATAGCTACGAATACACTACAGCCATATGTGGTTCCAAAACATTATAATGTTCTATCTAGGATCAATTCGAAACAACAAGATGATATTAAATATCCTGATAGGAAAATTATGGAAAG